CATGCCAATGGTCAGCGCCACCGCATTCTGGCCCCCTGTTGCGTCGCGCGTGGCGCGATACAGCGCCTGGCGGGTGTTCAGCACCGGGCCAGCGCCCGGTAATAGATCCTTGCGGCTCATAGCGTTAATGCCCCCTTAACGCTGTAGCCAACCGCAGGGCTATTGCCCTACAGTTCGCTTACAGCTCGCGACCCTCCCGATACGTGCTGTGTCCTCTGGTCGCGGGTTGAGGCGGTCGGGGTGGTACCCGACTACCGGACCGCAGGAACCAGGGCTGACGCTTTGGTGAGTGAACTGCCCATGGTTCCTGCCTCTACACAAGCCTGCCGCCGTAGCGACAGGCTTTTTTGCTTCTGGGCTGCTTGCCCGGCGCCGGCCCGATGGCGCTGGTGAGGCTCTCGGGCCGGCTCCCGCCGTGATACGTGTTGTTGCTGTGCTGTGTCCTGTCGGCGGGCTGTGATTCGTTATGCGCGGCGCTCGCCTTGTCGGCGTTCGTTCTGACGGCGATCCCCATCGCGTCGCTCAACGCGCGGATCCGCCGCAATACCGCCTTCCGCCAGCTCTTGTGCGTAAAGAGCCTCGATTGCCTTTCCAGTGGTGTATCGGATATCCGCGCCATTAAGCGCCCGATGAATCGTCGGCTGGGTGGTTCCCACCGCGTCGGCGATCGAGCCTTGCGAGTAGCCAAGTTCCACCAGTCGCTCAATCATCTTTTTGATTTTCATCGCCTCTATACCTATGCGCATTCGCATTAAACTCGATAATACGCGGACGTATTAAATGAATCAATACACTTGCCTATACGTTTACGAATCGGGCACGGACATGAACATAGGCAAGCGGCTTGCAGCCATGCTGGAGGAGCTCGACTGGTCCGAAGGTGAGCTCAAGCGACGATCTGGCGTGCCGCAGCCCACCATCCATCGGATCATTACCGGCGAGTCTCAGGACCCCCGGCAAGGCAACGTTGAAAAGATCGCCAAGGCGCTTGGAGTAACTGCTCATTGGCTCCGCCATGGCGGCTCGAGGGACCAGAGCGTCAAGGAGGATATTGCGCTCTATGCTTCCAACGTCGAGCCCGGCCCACCGATCACCAGCCCGTATCGCGCCATTAAGATCGTAGGCACAGCACAGATGGGCAACGAAGGCTACTGGTACGCCCTGGACGAGGCGGAAGGTTATATCGACGTACCGTCGCGTGATCCTGATGCCTACGCGCTACGGCTGAAGGGGCACAGCATGGCCCCAGCGATCAAAGATGGATGGCTGGCAGTAGTTGAGCCGAACAGCCCCCTGGTTCCGTTTGAGTACGTGATGATCCGCCTGCATGACGGCGAGTCCATGGTGAAAGAGCTCCTGCGCGCGACAGAAGACGAGGTGCTTGTAGGCTCCGTTAATAGCGAGTACGGGCGGCGCACGATTCCTACCGATCAGATCGAGCAGATCCACTATGTCGGCGGCATTGCTCCGCCCAGCAAGATTAGGCTTTGAGGTGGCGCGCCATCGGCTAGTCCGCCTACTACATTGAATGCAAGCCCCGCACCTAGCGGGGCTTTTGATAAGCGATACGGATGTAAGTCATCACCTACAGCTGGCGTCATGATCAAGCCGTATCCGGCTCCCGTCATTTCGATCATAGTTCGCTCGCAATAGCGCAGGACGCGCCCCGGGCCTGGAAGGCCGATGGACCACCGCTTGGACCGCGGAGCTTGGAGCAATGGAACAACAGCATAATTTCAGCCCCGCCTCGTGCGGGGCTTTTTGCATCAACGCTACTCCTGCCCCGGCACGACTCGCTGATTGCTGATCGACCTGCAGCCCGCCATCGAACGCATTATTCAGGCTTAGCCATACGACCAAGGCGACTTGTTCTGTCGTGCATCCTTGCATACTGTATGGACATACAGCAGTAAGGAGCTTCTCATGCCTTGGACACAGGCTCGCGCCATCACCCACCAGAGACATATTTCCAGCTACAACCGCCTGATCCGGCGCGTGAATCATCTGATCACGACGCCCCGCGCCAGGGTTGAACGCCAAGCGAACCTGGCCCCGCATCCTGACGACCGGCCCGAAGATTGGGAGCGCCTCTTGGATGAGATTCAGCAAATCGAAGGCGTCTCGATGACGCTTCGGTCGGACGGCAGCGTCCATGTCCGATGGTTATCCGTCGAAAGTTACTGAGCCAGCCCAGGCGTCTTTGAATTCGCAACCGAATAAAGTAATGCGTCTACGTATTGACGAGAATAATACGCTGACGTATTGTTTGCCGCGTACCCACTCACCAAGGGAACGCGAGAATGGACACAGCACGTCACAACACCACCCGCTGCCCGGTGTTCCTGCACCCGGCAGCCGCAACAAACCCCCGCACCGTCGCAAGCATTCAGCAGGCCACCGGCCAACTGATCGTGCTCGCCGGGGGCCGCCCGCAGCTCAAGCGCAACACCCTGCCCGCCCTTGATGATTACCAAGGCTTTGGGCCGTTTGACGGAGGTGCGGCATGAACCATCTCCTCATCGGCCTGCACGGCCTCGCTCGCACCGGCAAGGACACAGCTGCCGCTTACCTGACAGCTCAGTTCGCGCTGTACAGCTACGCCTTCGCCGACCCACTCAAGGCCGCCATCGCCCAGCTTTTCAACCTCACCCATGAACACATGGAAGGCACCTTGAAAGAGGCCCTGCTGCCGGGAATCGGCAAGTCGCCTCGGCAACTGATGCAGCTGCTCGGCACCGAATGGGGCCGCCAGCAGGTACACCCTGAGCTCTGGCTGCTGCTGGCCCAGCAGAACATTGGCTACCAGCTGGAAGTCGACCAGAGCCACTACAACGGCGTGGTGATCCGCGACGTGCGCTTCGAGAACGAGGCCGAGTGGATTCGCCGCCAGGGCGGGCATGTGGTGCACATCCTGCGCCCGGATGCACAAGCCGTAGCACTGCATTCCAGCGAAAGCGGCATTGCCATCCACGATAACGACTCCGTCGTGCACAACGAAGGCACCCTGGACGATCTCTATCGCCAGCTCGACCGCATCATGTGCGCCGCCGCATCCGCGCACCGCCATCGGTCGGTAGCCTGAGGCCCGCCGCCATGAACCGTGACCTGACCCAAGCCGCCGCCGTGCTCGGCCTCGGCCCGCGCAAGCTGCGCCGGCAGCTGCGCACGCTGGGCATCCTCGATCACGAGGGCAAACTCGCCTCGGCCTACCGCGACAAGGGCCACCTGTACGTGGACACCCGCCAACGCTGGAACGCCTCCATCAGTAGCTGGACGAGCTACGGCGTGGTCATGAGCACCGAGCGCGGCATCGAGTGGCTGGCCAAGCAGCTGGGCATCACCATCACCCGGAAGGACGTCGCATGAACACCTGCATTGATGACGCCATCGGCGCGCTCAAACTCGTGCCCCTGCACTTCAGCCACCCCAGCATGATCAGCCGCGCCACCGTCATCGGCGCCGCCTGCGAGGCACTGGCTCGCCTGGAGTCCATGCCAGCGCGCAGCAACGAACTGCTGGAGGCCTACCGCAAGGTGCGCCAGGTACTGCGCGACGGCGATACCGCCTACGTCACCCCCACCACCTGCCCCGAGCGCCCGTTCGGCGCCGTCGTGGTGGATGCCACCGGCCGGCTTGCTGCGTCCGCCACTGGCAAAACCATCGAAGGCCTCGCCGAACTCATCCGCCTGCGCCTGCCCGCCCAAAGCGAAGCACACACCGCCGAGGGGTGCGGGGAGACAGGAGGGCCGCAGGCGTGACCAGCACCTACCAACAGCTCCAGCGCCGCTACGACCGGCCCTGCCTGCCGCTCGACGATGTGCGGCGCGAATACCTGCCCCACATCAGCAGCGATGAATACCTGATGGAGGCCATCCGCACCGGCACCATCCGCCTGCGCTACGTGCGCCTGGGCGGCTCCCGGCTCGGCCCGCCCGTTGTTTACCTGCGCGACCTGGCCACCTGGCTGGACGCGCACGACCCGAGCAACACCAAACCAGCCACTGACCCGGTGGCGTAACCACTGCAAAAGGACACAGCACGTCATGAGCAACCAACAGATCCCAACAATTCCCGGCACGCCATTCGCCGGCGGCTTCTTCATCGCCCGCATCCACCTGGACGGCCAGGAATACGCCCTGATCGACCCCGGCTCCGCTGGCGAACTCTCCGGCGAATGGGGCGAGTACGGCCAGGACACCGCCGCCACCCACATCAGCGACGGGCTCAAGAACACCACCGCCATGGCCGAAGCCGGCAGTGAGCTGGCCAAGCATGCCCGCGAGCTGAACATCGGCGGCTTCAGCGACTGGTACATCCCCAGCCAGCACGAGATCGCCTTGCAGTTCTTCAGCCTGCGAACCGCCCCGAGCTATCAGTTGGCAGAGGCCAACGCCTTCGCCCGCGATTGGTACTGGAGCAGCACGCAGTTCAGCCCGCACACCGCGTGGATTCGGGGCTTCGGCGTTGGCAGCCAGTACGACGCCCGCAAGGACTTCGAGCTCCGCGCGCGCGCCGTCCGCAGAGAGCTCATCACTTCATCCCTTTAACACTTTGGCCTGCGCGCGCAGCGCGCTCGCCGCAATTTTTGCCGCTTCAGCGGCACAACGGCCCATACCAAGGGCCTTCACACAAGAGGCACAGCACGTCATGAAACCTACCGATACCAGCGAGTTCATCAACAGCCTCAACGCCGGCGTATTCGCCCAGCAAGTGGGCCGCGCCCTGTCCGACGTCGCCGCCGGCGTGGTCGAGCACGGCAAGAAGGGCAAGCTCAGCATCACCTTCGAGCTGAGCCAGATCGGCGAAAGCAACCAGGTGAAGATCAACCACAAGCTGGACTTCACCCAGCCCACCAAGCGCGGCAGCAAGCGCGAGGACACCGCCCTCGACACGCCCATGTACGTCACCGCCAACGGCCTCGAACTGTTCCAGACGGACCCGACCGCGCAGATGTTCACCCGCGAAGAAGCGCCCGTAATCGCCCGCGAAGTTTGAGCCGGCGCCTGACCCAGCAACACCCAAATCACTCACCAAGGAAGCAACGCAATGTCACTGACGAAAGAAACCATCCAGCACATCGAAGCCAACGCTATCGCCGCCCTTGGCGTCATGCCACACCAGCAGGTGCCGACGATTGCCCTGCCGGATGACATGAGCATCCACAACCTCGAGCGCTACGCCGAGTACCGCGCCCGCTTCCGTGGCACGCTCAACACCCACGCCCTGGCCGACTTCGCCCGCTACGTCGAGGCCCGCGACAGCGACGGCGCCCGCGGCTTCATCGACCAGGACCGCATGTCCTGCAGCATCATTTTCAACCTGGGCAATGACCAGCTGGCCGGCCACGGCGACGACACCGCCACCCTTACCCTCAAGCCCACCGCCGCCTACAAGGCCCTGCTCGCCGCAGTAGGCCAGCGGCTCGACCAGCAGCAGCTGGCCGAATTCCTCGAAGACTGGGCGCCCAACATCACCGCCTTCGCTGGCGATGAAAAACTGAACACCGCCCAAGCCATCACCGGCATCCGTAAGATGACCATCAAGGCCACCAGCCAGCGCGACAGCACTGTTGGCGACCTCAACCACGCCCGCAGCGCCATGGATGAAATCGAGGCCCGGAGCCAGGAAACCCTGCCGACCCGCTTCGAGTTCACCACGGTGCCGTTCGAAGGCCTGCAGCCCGCCACCATCACCCTGCGCCTGTCCGTCATCACCGGCAGCGATGCGCCCGTGCTCAAGCTGCGCTGGGTGGCCGAAGAAGCCCAGCGCGAAGAGTTCGCCCGTGAGTTCAAGGGCGTGCTGGAGCAGCAGGTCGGCGGCTTCGTTCCGCTCACCATCGGCACCTTCCAGCTCGGCGCCTAAGCCACCACCCGCCGGCCTCACCAGCCGGCGAGCACAACCACAGGGGACACAGCACATGAACTTCACCACCTACCAGGTACTCGCTTTCATCGGCGCCGTCGCCGGCATGGCCATCGTATTCGGCCTGGGCTACGCAGAAGGCCGCCGCAAGGCCCGCGAGCATCTCACTCAAGCGCTCGGCAACTACCGCGAGCAGATCGGCCACCTGCGTGAGCGCGCCCATCGCATCCAGCGCGATCTGGACAGCTGCCGTCTCAATGCAGCCCAGGCCATCGAGGCGCTGACGGAAGAGCGCGACCACCAGACCGAAGAGGTCACAACCCTACGCCTGCGGCTGACCACTGCCAACGAGCGCATCACCGCCATGCAGGCCGTCAGCCTCAATGACGAAGCCGCCGAAGACCTGGCGACCATGGCCAATAAACTCAGCCTGGCCGCCACCCAGTTCGGCCTTATGGGCGCCACCGATCAGGCCCGTAGCGCCACAGCACTCTCGCTCAAGGCCCGCGACCTGTCCCAGCGCTACTACGCCGCCCAGCCGGCCGCTCAACGGGAGGCCGCAGCATGATCAACGCCACCCACTTCATCATCGACCTGGAAACCATGGGCAACGGCCCGCGCGCCGCCATCGCCAGCATCGGCGTGGCCGTTGTCCGTGAAGGCCTACTGACTGACAGCACCTACATCCCCGTCAGCCTCGAAAGCAGCGTGCAGCACGGCGGCGAGCTGGATGCCAGCACCATCCTCTGGTGGCTGGGCCAGGGTGAAGAGGCACGCGCCGCCATGCGCGCCGGAGCAACCCCGCTGCGCGACGCCCTGAATTACCTCACTGACTTCGTCCGCAGCCAATCGCCCATGCCGAATGCCACCTACATCTGGGGCAACGGCTCAAGCTTCGACTGCGTCATCCTCCGCTCGGCCTACCAGGCGGCGGGGCTCGAAACGCCCTGGCCATTCTGGAACGACCGCGACCTGCGCACCCTGCTGCACCTCTACCCAGCGGCAAAGGCGCTGCCCTTCGAAGGCATCAAGCACCACGCCCTGGACGATGCCAGACACGAGGCCAAGCAGCTGGTAACAGCGCTGGAGCTGCAAGCCACCCACCGCACCCGCGCCCTCAGCACCTGGGAACGCGTCGATGAACACCACGCCGGCGGCGACGCGCCGCTGTGCATGTAACGGACCGGGGATCAGCATATGAACGCAATCAATCGCACCAACCTGCCCGCCATCGGCGCCCCGTTCGAAGGTGGCTTCTATGCCGGGCTGTTCGCCCTCAACGGCGAGACCTACGGGCTGATCGTCTCGCCCCGCGCCGAGGGCGAGTTGGAAGAATCCCGCTGGGGTGAATACGGCCATGACCTGACCGCCGCCCGCAGCTACAACGATGGCATGGCAAACACCCAAGCCATGGCCGAGGCCGGCTCCGATCTCGGCCGCTGGATGCTCGCACTGGACATCGCAGGCTTCACCGACTGGTACCTGCCAAGCCGGGACGAGCTGGAACTGCTCTACCGCAACCTGAAACCGACCGAGCAGCAGAACTACTGTTCCTTCCGCGATGGCGACAACCCGAGCAGCCTGCCTGCCGGCTACCCCTACACCGAGGAGAGCCCCGCCCGCACCACCTGCACCGCATTTGCAGATGACGGTGAGCAGGCCTTGGCCCCGCGCTGGTATTGGAGCAGCACGCAGTACAGCCCGTACGGCGCGTGGCTTCAGGACTTCGACGTTGGCACCCAGTACGGCGCCCACAAGGGCAACGAGGACCGCGCGCGCGCCGTCCGCAGATTCAAGGTCACCCCCTGACCACTTCAACCCTTTCCGGCCGCGCGCGCGGCGCGCGGTTGACGCCAATTTTCAAGGACACTGACATGCAGAACATCATCGTTGAAGTGGGCCAAACCCGCATCCAAACGCAGAATGCCACCCTGGCCCGCCAGGTTCTGGAAGCTTCCGCCGGCCTGCAGCCACACCCACTGGCCGAGCTGACCAGCATCACCATCGAGAGCGGCTTCCTCACCCCGCCACCGATCGGCGAATTCTGGAAGGGCCAGGGCGGCATCTATGCCGGCCTCATGCGTGGGGAAGGTAGCCAGCCTGATTATCACCTGGTGGTCGCGGTCGGCGACCAGGCCGAGGTTGAGCAAATCACCTGGGGCGCCGCCGGCCAAGCCGAGCCCGCCGCTTGCAGTGAGTGGGACGGACGTGCCAACACCCTGGCACTAGTGGAATCCGAGCATAGCCACCCCGCCGCCGAGTGGGCCGCCTCGCTCGAAGCCGATGGCCATCGCGACTTCTACCTGCCCGCCCGGCGCGAGCAGCGCCTGTGCTGGGTCAACGTGCCCGAACTGTTCGCAGAAGCGTGGTACTGGAGCAGCACGCAGTACAGCCCGTACGACGCGTGGATCCAGGACTTCGTCGATGGCTACCAGAACGGCGTCCACAAGGGCCTCGAGCACCGCGCGCGCGCCGTCCGCAGAGTCCTCACCACTTCAACCCTTTAACCATTTGACGCCGCGCGCGTAGCGCGCGGTTTCGCGAGTTTTCCAGCATGGCCATTACCCAACACCTGCCGATCTACAAGCTGGCCAGCGACTTGACCAGCCTCGCGGCCGACCTCACCAAGAACATGCCGCGCGACTTCAAGCGGACCTTGGGCGAGAAGGTGCTGATCGAGTGCATCGACATGAGCATCCTGATCTTCCGCGCCAACGTCGCGGCTGGTGAGGAGCGCCTGGCCCACATCCAGCGACTGCTGGAGCGCAACCAGGTCATCGAGCTGATCCTGCGCCTGTGCGTGGATCGTCGCCTCATCAGCACCGGGCAGTACGCGAGGGCAATCGAGCTCACCAACCAGCTCGGCCGGCAGGCAACCGGGTGGAAAAAGCATGCAGCCGCGCCTGCTGCCTGAGCGTCACGGCGCCCAGGCCAGTGCGACATTGAATCTGGTCGTGCCGCTGGCCTATCCGGCCACCGCCATGCGCACCAGGGGAACCATCCGGCAACGTCCGGGCAGGCTCCGCGCAGTTTCGCCGCTGAGCAATCGGCAGCGCGACGTAGATAGCACGACTTGGCGCAGTACAGCCCGTACTACGCGTGGGTCCAGGACTTCGTCGTTGGCAGCCAGCTCGACGCCCTCAAGGGCTACGAGTTCCGCGCGCGCGCCGTCCGCAGCTTCAACCGGCCACACCACCGGCCATGCTGGCTTTTCTTTCGAGGCCCTCGTGCAAGCCTACCTCGACTGCCGCCGCAGCAAGCGGCGCAGCAACAGTGCGCTGGCCTTCGAGCTCGACATGGAGCGCAACCTCATGCAACTGCATGCCGAACTGAACAGCGGCACCTGGCAGCCAGGCGCCTCCATCTGTTTCGTGGTCACCCACCCGAAACCTCGGGAAGTATGGGCCGCGGACTTCCGCGACCGCATCGTTCACCACCTGCTCTACAACCACATCGGCGCCCGCATCGAGCGAACCTTCATCGCCGACTCCTGCGCCTGCATCGAAGGCCGCGGCACCCTGTACGCAGCCAAGCGCCTCGAACACAAGGTGCGCAGCATTACCCTTAACTGGCAGCGCCCAGCCCATTACCTCAAGTGCGACCTGGCGAACTTCTTTGTCAGCATCGACAAACACGTTCTTGCCCAACAGCTCACCGCGCGCATTCCAGAGGCAAACTGGCAGCGCCTCGCCCTGCAGATTCTCTGGCACGACCCGCGCGAGAACTACCAGCTGCGCAGCGCCCCGCGCCTGCTCAACCGAGTACCACAGCACAAGCGCCTGACGGCCCAACCCGCCCACCTGGGGCTGCCGATCGGCAATCTCAGCAGCCAGTTTTTCGCCAACGTCTACCTCGACGCCCTGGACCAGTTCGTAAAGCACCAGCTGCGTGCCAAGCATTACATCCGCTACGTCGACGACTTCGTGCTGCTGCACCAGAGCCCGCAGCAACTCAACGCCTGGCACGACCAGATCGAGGCCTTCCTCGCCGATCGCCTGCATGCCCGGCTCAACCCCAGCAAGACAATCCGCCAGCCGATCGCCCGGGGCGTCGATTTCGTCGGCCAGGTCATCCTCCCGCACCGCCGCGTCACCCGCCGCAAGACAGCCGCACACGCCATCAAGCGCGTCGCCACCGTGCCGGCTGTAGGCCTGCGCGAAACCGCGAACAGCTACTTCGGCCTGCTCAGCCAAGCCACCCACAGCCATACCGACCGTAAACGCCTCGCCAAGGCCGTGCTGCTGCGTGGCAGCACTGTCAATGCCGGGCTCAGCAAAACCTACCGCCGCGCATGAAATAGCGGCACAGCAACGAACAACGTCGGCCACCAACCGACGCTCAACAGAGGACACAGCACATGCTTCAACCAACAAAGCCCCTTCGCCGCCCACCCAGCCGCAGCCGTGTGCCGGGCATCTTGCGCATGAGCGAGATGACCGGCATGTGCGACATCTGCAATCGCCACCGCTCACAGGGCAATCACATCCCCTGCTCCGCACAGCGCCAGGCCAAGTACCGGCACCTGTGGGAGGCGCAGCAGTGACAGTCCACAACATAGTCAGCGTCTCCGGCGGCAAGGACAGCACCGCCACGCTTCTAGTCGCCATGGCCCTCGACACAGATAACCTGCGCGCCGTCTTTGCAGACACCGGAAACGAACATCAGCAGACCTACGACTACCTCGACTATCTGGAAAGCGCTACCGGCATACCGGTTACGCGGGTTCGGGCCGATTTCTCTCGGCAGATCGCCGGCAAGCGACGCTTCATCGAAACGAAGTGGCGCGAGCAAGGTGTAGCAGAGGCAGTGGTACTTGCTGCCCTGGACGTGTTGCAACCAACCGGCAATCCGTTCCTAGATCTTTGCATTTGGAAGGGGCGCTTCCCCAGCCGCAAGGCCCAGTTTTGCACGATGGAACTGAAGCGAGACCCCATGCTCGAGCAAGTCGTTCTTCCCCTTCTGGGCAAGGGCGACATGATCCTGTCGTGGCAAGGCGTCCGTGCGGACGAATCACTCAACCGCCGCTACCTACCAGAATGCGATGAGGTAGGTGGCGGGCTTTTCAACTATCGGCCGATTCTCAAATGGGACATCCCAGCCGTATTCGAGGCGCACCGGTACATGGGCATCAAGCCCAACCCGCTTTACAGCCAAGGCATGGGTCGAGTCGGGTGCATGCCATGCATCAACTGCCGCAAGGATGAGCTGCGCGAAATCGCGCTGAGATTCCCCGAGGTGATCGATCGAATCGACCAGTGGGAGCGCATCGTCCAGCAAGCAAGCAAACGCGGCGCCGCAACATTCTTCGCTGGCTCTAACGCGAAGCACCCAAAGGGCTCTATCGCGGACATGACAGCACTGGAGGTCATGGAGATAGCGAGTATTCGCCAGGCGGTGGAATGGTCGAAAACTACCCGAGGGGGCATCCACTACGACCTGTTCGCAGAATCACAAGATGCCGATGCTTGTTCAAGCGCGTACGGGCTGTGCGAAAGCGATTGGGCGCCAGTTGTGCTGAAGGAGGCTTGCTGATGCGTAGTGCAATCCAGTCGACCTTCGTAGCCCGCATCTACCTGAGCAGACCAATTGAAGTCGCCAAGCAGCTAATCCGCCAGGACTGCCTGCGCGAGGGGCTCTGCGTAACGATTGAACCAACCACATTCATTTATACAGGCGGGGAAGAAGCTGGCTATGTAGTCGGCCTGCTCAACTACCCCCGCTTCCCTTCCACGCCTGAGGCTATCCGGCTCCGAGCACGGCAGCTCGCTCGAACGCTTCTGGACGGCACCTTCCAGCACTCGGCCCTCCTCTGCGACAGCGAAACCACCGAATGGATCACGACGCGGGAGGATGCCGCATGACCTGCACCATCTTCTACACCACCGAGATGCCCAACGACCGCGCCAAGGTCAGCGGCGCCCTGCCCCGCGAGCCACAGCGCTGGCAGATGGAATGGCTGGTCAAGACGCCCGACGGCCGCACCCACATCAATAACTCCCGCACCATCCAGCGCGCAACCGCAGCGGAGGTCAACACCATCATGGCCACCACAATCGCCGACATCAAAGCCGAGATCGGCGACCTGGCCACCTTCATCAGCTGGCGACTCACCAGCCACGGCGGCACCAGGAAAAACCGCAAGGGAGGGAAGCGCTGATGAGCATCGTATTCCTTACTCACGACCAGGTTTGCGAACTGACAGGCGCACGAACCAAGGCCGGGCAGATCGCGGTGCTAAAGCAGAACGGCATCAGACATACGATCAAGATGAGCGGCTGGCCGTGCGTTATTGCATCTTCATTGACAAACGAGGGCGCTAACCAGCAGAAAGAGCCTGCCACGTGGCAGCCGAGGAAAGCAGGATAAATGGGCAGAAAGCCAAGCAAAGCCGGTAGCATCGCCCGGCTGCGCGAAAGAAAGCGCGGTGCCAAGATCTATTACTACTACGATGTGGGCGGCAAGCCTCGCAAGGAGATTCCCCTCGGAACCGACTACGGGCTGGCGATCCAGGAGTACGCGCGCCTGGAGAAGAACCGCACGGCCGATGCCTTGGTACGCGACGTGCTGACGTTCCGCTATGTCGCCGAGAAGTACGTCGACGAAGTGGTACCGACAAAGGGCCCCGCCACGCAGAAAGACAATGCCCGCGAGCTGAAGCAGTTGCTCGCATTCTTCGATGACCCGCCTGCACCGCTCGATGCCATCGAGCCTCAACACGTCAAGCAGTACCTACGCTATCGCGGCAAGACAGCTCCAGTGCGGGCGAACAGAGAAAAAGCGCTACTCAGCGCTATCTGGAATTTCGCACGTGAAGCTGGTTACACGAAGTTGGCCAACCCATGCGCAGGGGTGAAGGGACATAAGGAAACAGGGCGTGACGTCTACATCGAGGACGACATATACAAGTTGGTATATGACAACGCGGACCAACCGCTCCGCGACGCCATGGACCTGTTCTACCTAGCGGCCCAGCGCGTCACTGATACGTTGAAAATGGACGAACGCCAGATCAGAGACGGGCACCTGGAGATCACTCAGGGCAAGACAGGGACCAAACGACGCATCGCTATAACCGGAGACCTGAAGGCCCTACTGGATCGAATTGCGCAGCGGAAGTCAGGTTACAAGGTTCGTTCAACGAGACTGGTAGTGCTCGAAAGCGGGCAGCCAATGACATACAGCACTCTGCGCAGCCGATTTGACCTGGCTCGAGAAAAGGCTGGAGTCGGAAAGGCGGAGTTCCAATTACGTGATCTGCGCGCCAAGGCAGGAACAGACAAAGCCGAGTCGAGCGGAGACATTTTGAAAGCCCGCGACCAGCTCGGCCACACCACCGTCGTCATGACGGAGCAGTACATCAGGGCGCGACGAGGCAAGGCCGTCACCCCGACAAAATAA